CTGGTCGTTTAGTTAGACCATACGTTGCATCAGGAAAGCCGTTGTAGCACTCACGGACTTGACCTGGCAACATTTTGTCATCTGATTGTTTCGATACGCCACCAAGGTAGCTATTGATCCGTTGAGTAACTGCAACCATTTATCTATAAAGTGCGTTGTACGGTTTGTAACTTTTATATCTATTAGTATTACCTGAATGACCGAAGTATGTATAGTCACCCTGGTTACACTCATACTCCATTGCCATAGCCCTAGCAAAGGCTTCTTTTTGTTGTAGGATTTGGTATTGGTTACCGTCTCCAACAATACGACTAGAAACAATTGCAGCGGCACGGGCTGTGATGAAGTCAGCAATAGGTGTAGGGAGATCAACCCAGTCAAACAACCAGGTGATGTCACACTCTACCTTCTCAGTAAACGTATAGGTATGGTTAGCTTTATCGTAAAACTTACCATCACGTCTGATCACATCCTTATCCATGTTAGCAGAGTTATCCGTCAGGTCAATCTGCAAAACATTACTAGGAATAAGAATTTCGTTGTTAGTATCAGGAGTCATCTCATAATGATACTCCTTGTTAAATGACCATCCTTCCGCCTGTACTTCCCTAGAGACTTCAAGCAAAGTCTGATAGGCAATCGCAACGTCCGGGTTGGTTTGATCTAGGGTAGTAACAGGGGCTTGCCCACAAGATTGCAAGATTTGATTTACAGCAGGTAGTTCCTGCGTTGCATTAGTGGTAGGAAATGCCATTGATTATCATTCTCAATAAGAGTTTAAAAAAAAGGAGCCCCCGAAGAGGCTCCCGAAATAAATATCAGAATGCAGAAGGAGCAGTACCACCCACATACAGCTCAACAGAAGCTGCGGGGTTCAGGTAATCACAGCCACAGGCGAGGCGCCCGAGCATCACGTCACCTTGGTAAATCACACTCACATCTCCACTGGTCACTTGGACCTGGGGACCGATTGCTTCCACCATAGCGGCGGCTTCTTTCTGGAAGATAAGACCACAGGACGTAGTGCCGACTTCGGCAGCAGTACCGTAGTTGTTGTTAATGCCAGTAGAAGTGTCATCGTAGTTATCATCAGCAGACAGAGCCTCGCCAATGAACGAACCGGTGTTACCAGGATCGGTTTGACCAGTCGTACCACCGTACTTAGTACCGTAGTTACCCAGGAACGGAATGTTCATGGACTTGTACACTTTGATACCAGCGATCTCAATGATACCCTGACCGGACTGCAGAGCAGTTCCTTGAACGTCACGGTTGATGAGACCATTGGTGCCTACAGCTTGGATAAGCTCGTAGTATTGACGGGGGTTGAGGACAGCCACACGTCCGTCACTGCTGACACCCTTTTCGTCAAGGGCAGCTGCTGCATCATAGAATGCGGACACCAGGTTAGCGGAGTTGTAAGCATCAGATTCGGCGGCGCTGTTGCCCACACGGATCTGAGTACCACCCGGCTCAACGTAGCCAGTAGCAGACACAGGAGAAGCTTGACGTGCACCACGTGCAATAGCACGGAATGCAAGACGGTCATATTTTTCTGCCAGAGCATAGCCGATCTTACGGCTGATCTCCGAACGCAGATCGTAATGAGCCAGAACTTCGTCCAGTTCATACACGAATGCGGAGCTGATCAGAAGGTCATCAATAGTGATGGTCTTCTCAGCCACCGGAGGTGCACCATTGGTGTCACCCAGGATGCTGTTTCCAGGCGTATGGAACTCAGATTTGGTGCGACCCGTGTAGATGAACTGCAGAGATTTGCCGTTCTTCAGGGTACGCTTCATGATCAGATCACGAGCGATCGTCGAGTGCTGGAATCCTTTGAACATCTCGCCGGAAAACAGCTTAAGATACAGGGCGCGTTTGTCGCCCGTAAGGTTAGCCTGGCCCAGCTGAGTAAGCTGAGACGGGTTA